TATCACCATCCGAATTGATAGATAGCGGTTCAACAACAGGATCAACATCTGTTCCATCTCTTCTCATTAAAAAGAAACTTTGAACTGTACTTGCTACACCAATTTGAGTAGTTGTTGCCCCACCAATGCTACCAGCTGCAAATCCTGTTGAAGTTGTATCTGTAAATATTGGTATAGCAGCGCCAGAAACTTCTGTAAAATCGCTAAGAGTTGATGATGTATGAATTCGATATGTTCCGGCAACATTAGAATCGTCTGCACTGGCATCTGCCACAACCATTAGATTGATTGCTGGGTGAAGAAACGTATCCTTTAAATCTTCTAATGACATTGCTTGAATATCACCATCACTATTACGAAAAATTGGAAACGCTCTATTATCATTATCATTTGTCTGACCAACAGTAATGTTATACTGAAAATCAATCTTATCAAAAGATACATCGGTTGTTGCTGAAGGTGCGCCAGCGGAAGAAGATGGGTCTGCACTTACACTTACCACAGCAGCACCAGTTTGTAATCTTGTGTCGGTAATAGCAGCCATATTTGCACCACTATTAGAAACAACCTCAAGTTCAGCAGATGGGTTTAATGAATATTGAAAGATAGCTCTCTGTTGCCATAATAAAATTTGGGCATCAGTCATCTCTTGCAAGTCATTATCGCTATTGATGAAAAGTGGTTTTACAGCTGCCATTTTCTACACACTATTGATTGTTCTCACAACCATTCCAGCAGAATCTATAACATTAAATACAGAACCCACTAAATCGGTGGCTGATTCGTGAATGATATCGTCTGAGTCGGTTTCATCAATAATATTATCTCCCGCATTTGCGCCAGCACCATCCGTTCCACCAGCTTCCATCACAAGGAATGAACCTCTTGTAGTGGTGCTGATTTCAATTGAGTTGACTGGGAGTGCTGGAATTTGACTAAAGGTTACTATACCAGTTGAAGCAATTGTAATTGAGTCTGCGTCTGAAGCAGAACCAATAGTAGAACCATCCCCAATAACAACATTACCAGAAACATCTAGGTTTGCATTGATATCTACAAGAGTAGCATTTAATTCAATTTCATCTGTTGCATTAATATCTAGTGTAGTTCCGTCAGGAGCGCCGATATTTTGAGTGGCATCATTGAATTGAATTACACTTGTGCTATTAAGCAACAGACCAGTGTTATGAACGTGAGTAAGGTTGACTTCGCTATTTTGGCCGAAGTTTAATATTGCCCCATCAGAGTCAAGGGAGATATCATTTCCAACAGTTAAATCACCAGAAAGATCAAGGGTCGCACCAGCAATCGTTCCTGTAAAGGTTGGACTAGCAGTTGTGACTGGGGTATCAAGTGTAGTGCCATCTCCAAGAGAATTATAAAGCTCTAGAAAATTGTCATTGATTTTGTCACCGGCGGCTCGCAGGGTGTCACCTGTTCCGTCATCTGCAACTGAACCTAATCCTATTGTTTGATTTGCCATTTTTGTTTCCTTCTAACCTTTATTTATACTATCGACATATCACGGGAAGAGTCCACAGTTATACTCACATCTGAGAAATTTGGAACTCCTGGCACAGTATATGATGAGTTATTCAAAATATCACTTCTTGTTGCATTTTCAAATAAAGCTTTATCTCCAGCATCAGAAGAGTCGCTATCTGTTCCATTAAAAATAATTATTCCAGTATTATCAGAGTGTCCAGTCTCAACCGATTCAAATAGTATCTGAAAACCAGATTCTGATTCGTCAATCAAAAAGAAACCAGCATTTGCACTATTAGTATCAGTCCCATCTAGAAGAATATGATCGGGTCCAGTATTATCTTCCAACGCAACACTCAATCCTTCTTCTGAATTAATATCAGAACTTATAGCAATACTATCAAATGAGTTGTTTGAAAAGTTTTGAAAGGGTATAACACCAGTTGTATCAGTATTGTCTTCTAATTCAATGCGAAGACTTTCTAATAATAATTTCTCATTTAGATTAGGACCAGTTGCATTCTCTAATAAAATATCATCCCCATGAGTTGTAGCAACTGTAGTTTCATCTTCTTGTTTAAAGGAGCCCTGTTCATTTTCTTCTAATAATATACCAACAGTATCTGATGATGCTGTGGTATTGTGTGCATCAGTTCCAATATCAATAACTCCAGTTCTTACAAAGTCTGACAGAGAGAATGTCGATAAAGATGAAATTGTTGGTCCTCCACCATCATCTTCCGAAAGAAGAATACCATCTTGTCTAATGTCAATTGGGAAGAATGTTGGAATAACACCAATATTTCTTTTACGGTGGGCTTCTTGAGCAACCTTACTTCTTATAGTTCCCAATTCTGTCTCTAATGCTTCTGCACCACCAAATGGTGTTGCAAAACCCACAAGACCAAGTGAAGCTTGGGATGGGGCCGCTGTTGGTTTTGTAGATAGTTTTAGTGATAGGGTTCTAATAACAGAAACATCCGTTGTTTCACCAACTCGCAAAGGACCGCTTCCCGATATTGATGAAGTTTCTGGAATTACAAATCCACCATCTTCACTAATAAGTGCATTATGATTAACACCATTTGGTTTATCAATACGTTCAAAAACCATTTTATTCTTAGGTGTATGTAAATCATCTTCTAGCTCTAATGAATCTCCAGCATCAGTTGCATCAGCATCAGTTCCATCTAGAAGAATATCTCCTCTAACATCACTCTCATTGAAATCAGTCGCATCAAGAATTAAATTATTTGTTGTTGTTCCTGCTGTAGCAGACTCTTGGATAATGTCTTCACCAGCATTTGAGGAACCAGAATCTGTTCCATCAAGAATCATAAACTCAGTTATTCCAGTGCTTAAAGAATCCTCTTGAACAAAAACATCGCCCAAACTACCGGGTGTCATTTTAAAAGCAGCAAGTGCCCTTTTAACTTGTATAGGTTGATCACCAACAAATGAACTAATAGTATAATTTTTGCTGTCAAGAACCATAGACCTCTCGACTTGCTGTGCAATCTTAACCTTACCAAAAACAGCAAATCCAGCTGGATGCACAGCTTTCTTTAGTTCATTAATAAATTCATTTATACCAGCGCCAGTATTAATTTCATATGAAAACTGTTGATAGAATAAAGAATCTTGTAACCTATTTAAATTTTCGCCTAATAACCCTTTAATATCGCCTGTTACAGATGCTTCTGTTCTTATGTTAGCTATGGTAGTTGAACTCTTTGAAATATCTGCCGATATGATAGTTCCTGTAAATCCACCAGTTGTTGTGATAGCAGTAGTTCCAGCAGAAAAATCTATTCCATCAACTTCATGAATAATACTGCTTCCAGCATTAGCAGAAGCGGATTGGTCGTCCGTAGAACTTGTTCCATCCAAAGCAATAACACCATCCTCTGGCTCTATTTCACCTAATAATATTCCACCAGCATTTGCACCAGCAGTATCAGTGCCATCTAAAATTAAAACCCCTTGAGGAAATATACTTGATGATTCATCTAAAAGTGTGCTGCCGGAATCAGTTCCGGTTGCATCAGTACCTTCTAGTAAAACATTTCCATTGTCAATCAAATCACCATCTAAAACTATTATATCACGCACACCAACCAAGTCATCAAATGTGCTTTTAGTTTTAGATATACTTTCAATAGATTCTACGCCGTCACCTTCTTGAATGAAGATATTTCCACTTGCCTCTTCAACAATATACCCACCAGCATTAGTTCTTCCTGTAGCATTAACAGTATCATCCGTACCATCTAAAATAAGTTTTTCTGTGACACTTTTTATAGTCTTTTCAAATCCAGAGCTTTCTAAAGCTAAGATATCAAAATCAGATGAAAATGTTACGAAAGAATTAACAGAACTAAAAAAATCATCATTACCAGATTCTAAAAGAATGTCATGTCCTTCTGTTACAGTTTCAATTTTAAATTCTATCCAATCTGAAAATGGTGATTTAATAAACTGATTAGTTAATGAAGTTATAACACTTGTAGTATTGACAGCATTACCATTAATATCAAATTTAGAATTGCCTGTTATAGTCTCTCCTACTTGAAAATCTGTTGTGCTAGTTAACACATATGTTACTGGAGAAGATATGTTGGAACCATCATCTGGTCTTCCAGAATCTAATATTACGCCAGTGGCGCCAGATGTTGTTCCAGTTATTTCCTCATTATCAACGAATGGACCGTTTAACTCAGATATTTCAAAAGAAAGCGAAATATTATTATTTAAATTAATTGGTGCATTTAGAATAATTGCTGTCGTAGAAGTTACCGTATTTACTGTCACTCCATTTAATTTAAAAGTAAATAATGTATCATCATCTAAAGTTAAAGCAGAATTTAATTTAATTACAGCAGTATTAGTATCTTGTGAAGTTATAGCTGTAACTGCAACATTATTACCAACACCTATTCCAGAAATAATATCGCCTACGTTTATTGTTCCAACTTTACCATCAATTATAAGAGTATTATTTTTAATTATGGCGCTGTTAAGAAATGCTGTTGATGAAGTTCCAGTAACTTTCATACCGGCAATTATAGTTCCAGCATTATTATCTATCCGAACACCTGTACTATTTAATGTAGCCCCATTAGTGATAGCACTTGCAGTTGATACATGCACAAAAGCTAAAACAAAAGAACCACCATTTTTTCCAAAACCTCTAGGAATTTGTCTAATAAATTTTTTATTAAAAGATTGTTCAGCTATTATTAATTTTCCACTACCACCCGGCGTGCCAATCTCTAGCTCTATGTTGATACCTTTGTTAATATTTGTAGGTTCTGCTAAGAGAACTCCGCCGCTATCATCCTCAAGAGCAAAAAACGCATCACCATCTAATGATGTAGCATTTAAAATTAAACTATCGTTATCAGTTTCATCAAGTAATTTTTCACCTATGTCTATCGTATTGTTATATGATACTAAAACAGGCCCAGTAATTTCAGCTGAACCATCCTCTAATCCTATAGGTAAAGCATCAGTTGTTTCTAATGTTGTTCTCACAACATCCTCAAAAGTAGTTTTGAGAACTTTTGTATCATTATCAAAAGACTTGACGATACCAGTGTGGGTTGTTAATGCTTGACCCGCTACAAATGTTCCACTAGTATTTTTCAGTATAAAATTTGCGTTAAAAGTTGTGTCTGGAGCTTCTAAATAATTAGCACCAGTATCTCCAATTTTTATTTTAGATGCTGCACCGATATCAGTTGTGGTAGCAATTAATTTCGGAGTACTAGGTGTAATATAACTTCCGTCAGTTCTTAATACTGTTGTTCCACTAGTAGATGCTACAGTGACTGTAGGAAGAAAATTGTATCCAGAACCAGAACTGTCTACAAATACTCTAGTGATTTCACCAGTGTCTACAACTGCATCTTCCAAAACCATTTGGTCAGAGCTAGTAGTATATGTGTCGGCAGCTACAGCAAATTCTTCTAAGATAATTGGATGCCCAAGATCAGTGGATGTTGAATTTCCTGTTTCTAATCTAACAACATGAGAATTACCTGTAGCTTCTCTGAAACTAACACGATCATTATCTCTCAAAGTTACTCTTTTACTAAGTTTGATATTTGTTTGAGAATTTACAATTGTTACAGTGGTGCCGACACCAAGTCCAGAACCATAAGCTTCCATACCAACGATAATTGTGCCAGCAACATTATCCAATGTAATACTTGCAATATTTTCAATCACTGCACTATTAATAAGTCCTGTTGCATCTAAAACAGTGCCCTCTTCTAGACCAAGTTCAAAAAACTCAAGATGTTGATTTGTTGCATCTTCATAAACCATATGGAAGCCAGCATTGGTAGAAGAACTATCAGTTCCATCCAATAACAAAGCACCATCAATTACAGATACAAATCCAGTTGGAGAAGATATATTTTCTTGTGTAGTTGTAAATACTAAAGGATCACCAACTCTATGACCTGTTCCTGCACTATCAACAACAACGCCATTAACACCTCCCGCTAAAATTTCTTCAACTTCAACTGTAGCAGCACCATTTCCCAAATCAAGGTCAATGACTAAATCGTCACCGATAGAATTTAAAATACCATCACTGGTTATACTAACAGAAGCAACAACTCCTAAAACAAGAAAAGTTTGAGAGACATTTCTTGTCAAAGAAATACCTTCTATAGTTTCTCCAGATGTAAAAGTGCCAGACACATAACCAAGTTCAAATTCTGTTAATGATACCTCTCCTTGTTGAATTTCAATTGCATTTGATACAATAGCTGTTGCACCAGATGTTAGTCCTGTTATTTTTTGACTTAGTAATTCACTTCCCACAGATTGATTGAGGGAAGAAGTTCTCATTCTTTCTGCTCTAGTAAAACTAGAATCAGATGCTCGCATCATAAATTTATTTGGATAGACTACTTCAGCATCTAAATCTAATAAAATACGAATAAAGAGTTCAAAACTTTCACTTGTTCCTTTAATCCTATAAAGCTCACGAATATTTTTTATTAATTTTCGTTTGTCAATACCATCGGCTAACTTGCTTGGTATTGAATTCATAAACGAATAACTTAACTGATCTAAAAAATCATGTATTGTTCTATCAGCATCAGCATAATCTAAAAGTTGCTGAATATTTTGAACTGGATTACCACGATATCTTGTTACTGTTCCTTCAGCGGTGGATGTTGAACCAACAAGAGTTTCCCCAGTAATAAACTGCTGCTGTGAAGTTATAAACAGTCGATTGTTTCTCTGGTCATCAATTAAGATTGTAGCAGTTGCATTAGAGGTGCTACCAGTAATTATTTCTCCAGCGGAAAATTTTCCAACAGATTCTTCATAGACTATTTGATCTTTATTTTCATCTAAAATAAATTGAGCATCAAAAGTTTCTTGAAGAACATTATCAACTTGAGCCTCTACAATTAATTCAGCAGCTTCCAGATATTCATAATAGTATTTAATAAAGCGAGAAAACTGTGGATTTTCTTCTCTAACATAATCAGGCAATTGACCATCAATTAATGGAGAAATTTTTGCAGTTAAAGTAGATGTCGGTGGATTATCAAATGGTGCCATTTTAGTATCCAGATGTTGTTGTCGTATAAGATGATGTTGCTAAATCAGATATTGAGACAGAATTAGCATCACCAACTGATAAAGTATCAATGGTAACATTAACAATAGTGTTTATTAAATCTACTTCTAATATTTGATTTCTAACTGGTATAATATCTGAAGAATCTGGAATAGCTGTAAATCTAATTTGAGTTGAAGAAGCATTATCAACATCTGATACTGAAATTATATTAGTAGAGTTTAATGTTATTACCCCATTTGCATAATCGGCAACTCCAGCAGCAACATCTACATAAGTTTTAACTCCAGCAGATATGTAATATCTTCTTATATTTCCATTACCATCATCATCAAAAAACATTTCATTTATAGTATCATCATTAACTTTAAATCCAGTAGAAGCAATAATTCCTCCGGCCGCAGCATTATGGTTAGGGTGAGGAAAATAAAATTTATTATTAAAGTTTGTGACATATCCTGTTGATTCTGTAAGCGTAGGGGTAAAGAATTTTCCCATAACAACTTTGGTAATATTACTGATAATTGCTGCATTAGAATCATCAACCAACCTAGTTACTTGAGAGTGCCTAAAAGCACTATTAAATGCTTTTAAATTACTATTATTATAACTTGAAAGAGAATTTGTAATAATACTTTCTAGGGAATCTGATGTTTCTGTGGTAAGATTAGAATTAAATCTTGCAGCCACATTTAGTATAAGAAATACTGTGTCTGGGTCAACGATAACTGGTGAGATTGAAGCAACAGTAAATGGTGCAAGGTCTGTAACTAATCGTGCCTTTTCAGTAGTAGTTAGATTATTACCTGTTGTTGATTTAACTGATATAAAAACTTTTCCAAATTCTTGTACAGAACTGACGCCCAATACAGGATCAAAAGAACCACTCTCACCACCAAAAATAGATACTGCTTGTGTATTTGGATAAAATCTTTTTACAAATGTTTTATAATCTTCAGCTGTAACACATCTTCCTTGTGATGCAAAATCTAATGGAGCATTATATTTTATTGATTCAAGAGTTTCTGGAAAAGCACCTCCACTTGCAGGCTCAACCGTAGAAACTTGAATATCTATTACCGTATCAATAGCAGCTGCATTTATAAATGTGGTTGCCCTATTTGCAGCTGTTCTATTAGTCACTACATAAGTTAATACTACAATGTTGCCATCTGTAAGTGATTTTCCTAAAACACCATCACCAAAATAAACTTCATGTATTCCATTTTCAACTTCTTGTAGAAAATAATTTGCACTTGTTGAATTGATTTGTGAAATATCTGTTGTTTTTGCATATGTTTCGGTAGTTGTATCTGTTGCAGAAGTTTGGACTGCAACTGTTAACGTAGTTGTATCTGCTCTATTATTGGTCAAAATAAATCTTTGGTCAACATCGGCTGAATTAACAGCATATTGTGATGTGATAAATGTCCCTTCGTATATGGGAACACCTAAAAATTGAATATTGCTTCCTGTATTTGCAGCAGTAAATTCAGTTACAGTAACAAAGTTGTAATTAATATCCTCGATTGAAGTTGTAAATACTGTGTTAGCGGGAATTGATGCTGTAGCTTTAACAGAATCAAACAGAGTAACATCAATAATAGCTTTTGGCGCTCTTGCTGATGCAGACTCATAACCTAAAGTTTTTGCATGAGACACCACACTTGAACGAAGAGAGGAACTATCAAGGAACATCTCATTCGCAAGCATGTTCATATTAAATCCAAGGTAATGAGTGTTATATGCTAACACATCCAAAAGAACATTTATACCAGAACCTTCAAAATTATAATCTGTAAACTCACTTTGAGCTTCAAGAAAAGTTTTTAAGTTTGATTTAACATCATCAAAGTCAAATTCTGAAACAATTAATCTTTTATCATTTGTTGCCATTATCGTAATCTCTCTAGAAATAAATCTACCTCTACAAGTTCTGTGGGGGCGTTAATAATAAAAAATGTAATTGTCAATTCATAAACATTTTGGTCTAAATCTGGTCTTGCGTTAACACTCATTAATCTGACTCTTGGTTCAAAATTTTCTATAATATCCTCAACTCTTTTTGTCAACATTATAGCTACAAATGGAGTCATATTTTCAAATAACATATCTCTCACGCCAGAACCAATTTCTGGATGAAAGGGTTTTTCATATACATTAGTTAGTACTAAATTTCTAACAGCACGTTTTATATTCGCAACGTCTGTTAATATATTTATATCACCACTAACAGGTTTCCTATTAAAGAAAAGATCAAGGTCACGATACTGCCGCACATTGCGTGATATATCGTTCTGTCCTTGTGCGTCTGTAAATCCTGACATGAGTACTCCTTCATTTATTTATAAGAACAAAATAAATATTATTATTTACAATGATCGTAGGTTTCAAATACTGTAAGTAATAGTCTTGGCGTTTCAATTTCAGATATATCATGAGGAATAGAAATATTTAATCTACACCATTCCTTTTCTGGAATTAAAACTTCATTTAATATTTCCATCCCCTCTTTACGATCATCGCCCCAAAAAGGTGCCGGATGAACGTGATGACCAGCATGATCTATCCCATCTTTTTCTTCTTTAATAGGTAACACATCAGGCAATTTCCAATGACGTGTATTTACATTAGAACCACCAGAAAATAATACATAATTAAAGATAAAAGGTCGCTGATTTATAACATGCATATGATCAACATGAATAGGTAGTTGTTCTTTAATAAGTTGATATCTTACTTGAATAGAATGTGGAAAATATGGTCTTAAAAAATTATATATTTTATTTGGTGGATCATAAGATTTGTAGTCTAATAATTTAGCAGCATATGCAATTTTAAAATTTTCTATTTCTTCAATATCATATATTAATAAATCTTCTGGAATTTTCGGAAGATATTTTACAAAATCTAAATATTCAAAACTATCAGTATTTGATAACTTTACATCTTCAAATTGTTTTAATTGTGTTTCCCAATAATATTTTTCTGCACTCTCACCACTATTCATAACGAAACTCCTCTATGATCGGTCTATATTCATGATCCTGACTATGAGCAATCTGAACCTCTGCTATTACCGCATCAATCTCTTCATGCCAATAGTTTAAAAATTTATGCACTCTTGGATACTCTGGAACTATATCCTTTGTCTGCCAAGTAAATTGTTGCAGGACATTGTTATAATCTGGCATCCAATACAATATGTTTAGTGTGACTAATTTTTTTATTATCATACTGGCACCGTAAAAGATGTCTCAGCAATTTCAAATGCTTCCTCTACAGCCACTAGAATACCTTCTGCGCTATTTCCACCAGTACCACGCACCGATCCGCCTAAAAATCCGTCAAAGCCTGCTTGAATTCCTGAAAGGTTGTCGGGTGCCCTAATTGTTTTAGTAGTTGTTTCCCCTTCACTTTTAGTAATAATTCTTGTTACTGAACCACCTTTAATAAAATCTATACGTTTTTTAATTTTCCTATCAAGCTTTTTAATATCTCTCATAACCATCCTGTTGAAATTATGATAAACAGTTATAAATCCTTTTATATTACTTGACTTTTCTGATACCGCACCCGAGTCAAATGGCAGTTCCTCTGTTTTATTTTCATTAAAAACAACTTTTCGTTTTCCTCCAGCAATTAAATTATGAGGAAAGGGTTTTCGATATTTTTTAAGAAGCTGCATTAATTTTTGATGCTCGAAAGTATATTTATTCTTAAATTCACTGAGTTCATCTTGAATAACTTTCAATTTTGTTATTTCTACTGCCGCATCACCAACAAGTTCAATAACAGGAGTTTTGGGAGGTAAAGATTTGTTAGTTGCTACAGCATCTTTTATTTTTGCGACTTGCGGTGAAGATGCAACTTTTGCCTTTATTGCATCAGCTTCAGCAACAGCATCTGCTTTGTCATATTCCTCTTTTACTTTATCACTAATTTCGCCACTTTCAGATGCAACAGCAACTTGAATAGCTTTAGTATTCTCTTTAAATTTTTCTGCGGTAACACTGGCATCCAAAGTTAATGGGGCATTTACAGATGATATCTCAGCAGCTGGAGTCAAAAGTGAAGACGCTGCTTCTTCTTCAATAAAATCATCTTCATCTAAACGCTCTGGGTCTGTATCTGGCATACCAACATCATCTGGTTTTAAAGCTGGTAAACCGTTTGGTCCAATCACAAAATTAGGAATTTCACCACCGGCCAAAATACTATCCAAAGAAAATCCACCGCCAGATAACGCACCTCCAAATTGAGATGCAATGTTTGCTAGTGCAGAAGCTGAACCAGTTTCAATTAAATTTGTTACTTCTGATATGAAACTAATATCTGGAGTTGATGGTAGTTCTGGAATTAATGACTTCATGTCCGCATCTAAAACACTCAATGAACTTCCCACTTCACTTTTTACATCATCAATTTCGGCCTCTAGTTTACCTTTAAGAGATGCCTTAATGCTATCAAATTGACTTACAAGTTTATTAAATTCTTCACTTGCTCCTAATAGGTTTGGTGTAGTAAAATCAACCATTTGTTTTTCCTACGGACCAGCAAACGTATTTGCTGAACCTGTTGCAACACTTGTACATCCTGATATTGCATCTCCTATTCTACCACAACCCTTTCCGTTTATGAATACCGTTGTCGATCCTGTAGCTATAGGTGCAGCATGAGTTGGACACGGGACGGCGGTTGGAATCAAATGTGGTGTATTGTTGTCACCCTGTCTTGATATACCTGTACCATTTACAATTACGTCAGGACTTAACGCAGACCTTAGTGGTGTAGAACAATGTGTTACATCTGCATCAACTGAGTTGCCTCTACATATTGCTGGCACGTTCTTTCTCCATTAGTTCTTGCAATCGTCCATTCCACACTGACATTGCTTCGTGTTGTTCATCTGTATGATTGCCGTCTTCCCCAGCTGGTTCTGGGTTATCAGGTAAAAACTTAATCACATGATCAAAAGTTTCTGGTATATCTTCATACTTATCATAGGTAACCAATTCACCATTTATTAAAAATTGAAATTCAGCCATGTCTTATCCTATGGGTTCAAGTTAATATTCGGACCACCAGTAATTGTAATGTCACCACCAGAAGTATGTGTCCAAGTACTACCAGTAGTAGATGCTCTAGTTGTACCAACAGTTTCAGTGTATGTGGTTCCAGATTTTACTAATGTTTTTAATGATGATTGTATATTGATATTAGTACCAGCACCAATCGCAACAATTCCTGTTGTTGTTTTCAATGACATATTATTCTTAGCATTTATTATTACGTCACCAGCCGTAGATGACTCTGTAATGTCATTTGTAACAAGCAAACCAAACTCACCACCAACTGCTCTCTTCTCATTACCACCGATTGCAACATCATAATCTCTTGCGCCATCTTTTGCACTACCGATACTGTATTTAACAGCCTGTCTAATATCAAAAGCATGACTTCCTAAAACTTCTTCCTCACGATTACCACCGCCTGCTTTCTCTCCCCTCACACCAACTCGTATTCTTTGGTTCTTATGAATCTTGGTATACGAATCACCTTCAATCTCTAAAACATAATCACCTTTGATAAGTTCATTCTTATTACCATTAACAGTTAGATTGAGGTCGCCTTCTATAAGTATGCTTTTATCTTTAATAACAATTTCATAACTCTCACCGACAACCTTTACAACCTTGTCTCCTGTAGGATGTATCTCTGTAAATGTTCCAGATATGTGTTGCTGCAATAATCTAGCACCGCCTGGAGTGTCATCTATTTCATGAATATGCCCGTGTTCACTTTCATGCACATGATTATATGGATAGAAGGATGGGGCATTTGATTTTGCGGGTGGCTCATCCCATGTTTTTCTTATGTCCTCCGTAACGCCCGGTTGAACATTTCTTGCAAAAAATGGTTTTGTTGAAATAGGAACTGCTAGTTGTTGCATTCCTCGTCTTTTAAGAAGAGAAGGATGTTGCTCACCAATTGAACCACGAATTAATCTGTTTGTGTCTGGTTCATTTAAAGTTTTTGGGTATACACCATTTGGATCAAAAAACCCCCTCGTCGTATCACCTTCTTCTACAGGCATACCGGGAATTGAACCTAATATCATTGGTTGTTGCATATTAGAAGAATCTAAAAAGAAACCAATAACATGTGTTCCCTCAACTAGAAAGGGTGGTGTATTTCCCATTCCAGCCATAGAGGGAGTGTCCGTTGGAGCCATGACTTGTGCCCACGGTAAGTCTTCTATTGGAAGAGCATCTACATCATCTGTATGTAAACCAATACATCTAACACGGACTCTTCCGGCTTTTTGAGGATCATGTCTATCTTCAACAACCCCAGCAAACCAGAAAAAACCATCCATGCCCATAAAATCTTGTGTCATTATTAATCCTCACATATATGTGTAATTATTTATAAGGATTAATGTAGGTCAGGGTCACGTCCCAATCTAGCTGGCAGGTTATATTTTTCTATTCTTACTACTTTGCCCTGCTCATTTAAAATCTCCATCACTGTGATCGCATCATTGTAAGACAAACCTTCTTCCAAGATTTGCTCTTCTATTACTCGATATTTAATCATGGTTTTATATTTAGGTAATAACTTCATCCAGCGTGATAAAATCTGTCTTACCCCTAGTAGATTCAACCTCTAGGTAAAGAGAATTAATGTTCTTTTCTTTTACCTTTCGATAATCCTTACCCTTCTTAGACCAATAGCAGAAATTCTCATTTATAAATTTTACATCTTCATACTTGTCAGAAGAGATTCCGACTACCTTGGACGTAAACATCTCATTACAATAGTCTTTAAACTTTACAGTTTCACCAATCATAACACATTCCTTTACTAAATGTTAACACCGCCATATTTTGAATACTGACCGTTTATTTGTATGCTTCTTCTTCTAACCCGAGCAAAAGGTGATATCATTGACATCATATGCTGAACGGGTGGTAAATTAGTTCCCATCACTAACTTATTGCCGTGGGGTGTAATTGCTGCCCATTCATCTTTTTTAAAAGTTGAAGGCCTCCAAAGAAACAATCCACCCCACTCAGCGTGCCACTCTCTCATTAAATATAATGTTGCAAACCATGGACGTGTCTCAATTGAGGTTTTGTCAAATTTTCCAGTTCCTAGATGCGAGTGAGGATTTAATTGTGAATAAGGATAATTATAGAAATAATTAGCAATAAATCCCCCAGACCTCTTTGGAATAACATCTGCTAATATTTCAGTTAATAAATCCTTTACTTCTGAAGATACTTGAGTTGAAACACAATGTCCCGCCCCAAACCCACTCATTGTTTTTTCATAATGCATCTCATCAACTTCTTGAAAAGTATGAAGAAGCCAAGCTTGCGTCTTCTCATAATCATCAAACTCTTGTTCTATTTGAAGCCAATTACGTTCTGTCATAACATTATCAAATATTGTCACACAATTATTATCATGCATAATTTTATTTTCAGTATCAACCATACTTAAACTCCGTCTCTGCTGCAAGGTCCAACTGATGCATGATATCCTCAGTGAAATACTTTTCGGGGTCATTCAGAATTGTCTTACCAAACTGCTTACTACCATCTGGCAACTCAAACCTTGTACTCACCTTCTTAAAGATTTCATACTTCTCTGCTAACTCTAACAGGCCATAGTACTTGTCAAGACCCTTATCATAAGTTAGCTTAACATCAACCATCTTATTCTCTTTGGTTAATCGACTCTTA